ATGAAAGTTATATTTAATATTTTTAAAATTTTACTAGGAATAATACTTTTTATTTCTTCTATCATGTCCTTAATGGAAGAACTTAATAACACGACGCCAGCTGGTTTCTTTGGTGCATTAATAGCCTGCGTAATTTTTCTTGTTATTTCTTATTTGTTGGTTAATAGTGGTTTGAAAAGTTTTACTAAAGAAAACCAAGGGAAAATCAAATCATAACGAAATATAGATGGAACTACTTAAACTTCTAATATTTTGGATTTGTATAATTATCCTCTATTATCAACACACTGAAGCTAAAGAGGGCAAGAAAATAGGTTGTCTTTCCACCGTCATTATAGTTATAGCTATATTGACAGTATTAATGCTATTGGGAGATTTCCTTGGTAGAGGTTATGACCCTGATTCTATTGAAAACATGCCTATAAGACGATGAATAAATAAATTTAATAATATGAACTTATCAGAAATATCCATATCATTTAAACCTAAAATAATGGCAAATGATAGAACAATAGTTAAAAGCTCTGTAGATGCATACAGAGCTTTTTTATTTAAATGGGATGACGGACTAATCAATTATCAAGAGGAGTTTAAATTACTCCTGTTAAATAGTTCAAATCAAATCTTGGGAATTGTAAATCTCTCAAAAGGAGGAATGGATTGTGTACAAGTTGATTTTAAAATCATGTATAGTATAGCTCTAAAATCAGGAGCTAGAAAACTGATACTTGCCCATAACCATACTTCAGGAAAACTAATTCCAAGTGAAGCAGATAGAGCATTAACATCTAAAGCAAAGGAGGCTGGTAGACTTTTAGATATTGAAGTTTGCGACCATCTAATTCTAACAGATGAAAACTATTATAGCTTTGCTGACAATGGAGATTTATAAACCATAGAAAGGTGGTGATTTCTCTTCTTTATAAGGGGATGATTCAATTAAAAGTGAGTACAAAAATGAGTACAAGCCCTTCTAATTAGCGTTAAATCAATTAGATTTTTAAAATCAGCCACATACAGTATTATACTATTAAAATTAAGAAAAAACCCCTAATCAGTTGATGATTAAGGGTTTTTAAGTGCGCCCACCTGGTGTTTTTATCCCGTTGTATATTAGTGTTTTATAAAGGCTTGCGAAGCGATTGCTTCGCAAAACCTAGTTTTCATTGCGAATAATGCTATTTATTATTCGATTCTTTTCATCCTCTTTGTTGGTTTGTAACTGGGTCAAATATTCGCCGATATCAACTGATGGATTTAAACGGTTATAAATATCCGCTAAGGCCATAAATACTGTGTGTTGAAAAGCTTCTTGTTCGGCTTTCTTCTCTATTTCATTCATATTTAAACTTTTTTATGCTTTGTTTGTTTTAATTCTAAATAAGTTCTTACTTTTGGTAGGACCTAAATGTTAAAAAACAATGTTTGTCTTTGTCTTATTCTTAGTGTGCGTATTTGCAGTAGAAATGGCTGCTGTTTATGGCCCATTATACTATATAAGTTATTGTTGGTTAAAAATCGATAGGTCTCTAGGTGATAAAACCCTTTCCTTTCTTTTACTAGGTATATCAATTATTTTATCGATTATATTTTTGGGTAAATCTGCAGACTTACTCTATATGCTATTTTTTTAATTCTTCAATGTCGACACCTTTTGATTCAACGCTTCTAATTTGAAGCGCTTTAGCTGAATCTACTAATTGTATACTATACTTTTCTATTTCCTCTGGCGTTAAAAATCCAAGCTTTTTCTTTTTGTCCAATAGATCTATCTTATCATTTTCAATTTTAATTTTTTTCTCTTCCTCATCTAAATTTGTTTCTACAAAATCTTTGTATATGCCGCTGATGTTTTGGAATAAATTTCCTTTTAATGAAGCTTCAAATCCATCTTCTCCATTTATTTTTAAAGTAGGGTCAGAACCAACTATTGCCATCCCAATTATTCCTGCGATTCCAAAACTTCCGGCATTCTTCATCCATTTCCATATGTTGCTTCCCTGAGATTGTATTTTGATTTTCAAAAACAATTCTTCGTTTTCATCTATTCCATTTGCTATACAGAAATGAGTATAAAGCTTTGTAATTGATTCTAAATATCGTTGAAGATCAAAAGCGTTTAATTCATCGTCTTCGTTGAGATCAACAAATAAGGAAGAATAATAAAAATCTTCCTTGACAAAAAAAGTGGAAAGGTTTCCCTCTATAAATTCGGAATATTGGTCGATATTTGTAAGCCCCATGTGACTTGAAAACATTGCCCTTAAATCCCCAATTACGTCTGATTTATTCATTATCTTCAACCATTCAACCTCTCTAAATTTATTAGGGTATTCTTCAAGTTTGTCATTGTGAAAGAACTTTTCTCTCGGAGTGTCAATTTTTTTTATTGGAGAAGTTATTTTACCAAAAGCAATATAGTTGCTGTTTTCGGACGGCATTAAAACTATATCATCAATATTTATTTTGTGATAAAAATCAATTAATTGGTTGCTCAATTTTGTAGCTTCTCCAGGCTTATCTGGGAAAATATTAGATAGTATATAAGAGTTTAATGAATTAAAAGTCACATCATCATGAGGAGCATTTTTTATTAGATTAATTGGTACTGAATTCCCGCCAATTCCTACCTTTTTAGTATCATAATAGTAATCAAATAATTTTCCTCCAAACGTCCTCACAAACCAATACCTCCTTTTCGTAGGAATTTCCCTAATTGTGGGTAAACTTGCTAAAATCTCATCCTCTTTGTTGTTTTCCTGTTGACTCATTTCTGTATTTTTGGTTAATAATTTTAAAATAGTTTTTAGGAATGATTAATTCACTATTGACTTATTATCAATAATTCTTTGCCTTGCGTTACGAATACTTCAAATTGTTCAATGTCTGCCTTGCCCATGAAATACAGAGAGTCAGATTTATATTTATCAACCTGAATAAAATATTTCCATTCTTTAGACCAATAGGCTCCAAATTGAAATCCAGATCTAGAAGTAAAAATAACTTCTACGTAGTTTGATGGAGAAGTTTGTGTTCTCTCTTTAAGAATATTTATCGATTTTAATACAGCATCTATTTCATCCTCATCTAAAAAACCAATATGGTCTGAACCGTATTGGGATGTGGTAGGCTTTTCAATTCTTATACCTTTAACTTTTGTCTTCGTTAATAAGTTTGTAATGATTGATGTTTGGATTTTAATAGACCCTAACTTTCCAAGATCTTCATTTGATTTTTCAAAAAGACTTCCAGTTTCCGCGCTAAATGCCTCCAACTTGCTTTCGTTTTTTGCTTTTAAGGTTTCTTTCTCCTGGGAATATCCAAGGCTAAATAATATGCACAAGGCAAATAGAGATAATGCTTTTTTCATGTCTAGTGGTTAATAATTATAGTTGGTTTGATTAAGCAATTGTTAGTCCCCTCGATTCAGCTTCTTGTTGTACATTTTTTAAGAAGCTTGAAATTTCTTTTTGAACCGATTCCATAGACCCTTTAACTGTAAAACTGAAAGAAATTTGATTGGTTGGAGTGGTGAGATCTGCGAGAGTGTTTGACTGTTGATTTTTTGTAGTAGAATCTCCAAAATGATCACTGAATTTTGAGTTTTGGATGTATAAATTCACAAAGTCGTAATTCAAAACTTTACTAGCTTGTAATAGCTGATCGATGTCAAGTAGCTCTTTTTTAAAGAAATGATATAAATTTCTCTCCTCAATATTCATTAATTCGGCAAAGGCTTTATTCTTAAGTCCCTTACTTCTTACTTTTTTTCTTATTTCTTCTCCAATTACGAAACTCATTTGACAAAAATCTGTAATTTTTTTGACCTCATAATCAATTTGTTATGAAATAAAATTGATTGAAATATGTAAATAATTTGACATATGTAGAAATATTTCCTTGTTTTGTGTTGTAAAATTGACTTAAATAAAAATTCTATGAAATCCTATTTAGGTACTAAAGAGTTAAAAGCTCTTAAGAAGAAATTACCTCACGGTGCAATAAAGAAAATCAGTTTAAGAACCTCGCTCGATCAAAGCACTGTAAGCAAGGTCTTGTCTGGAAAATTCTATAATAAGCTTGTTATTGATCAGGCTCTAGAATTGATAAAAACGATGGAGGATGAAAAGTCTTCCATTCATCAACAAATAAAAAAAATAACCAATTGCTAGATAATTTATGTCTCATTTTGAAATACACGATCAAAAGATTCCAGCCGGCATTGAGGATGAAGGTTATGAATTCTTCTATTCTGAAAAAGCGAAAGATATTAGGTGTACTCATAACCGTCAAACACTAGAATGGAATGAGATCCCTGAGAAAGCATTTGAAATAGTATCTGAAGATCTTGCTAAGCATCCTGAAGCCGTTGAAGCCTTGAAAGACTGGAATATTCATAACCCTAACCAAATGTTGAAACAATATATCTTTTGTCGTTTTGGTCGGTATGATGGGAATCCTGATATAACTGCTGATGGTCAAATCAATGATTGTGAATATTTTGATTGTGGTATTCGAGGGAAGTGTAAGTACGAAGGAAAGCTTTGTTCTACAATTAAAGTTGAAAATGGTGAACTCACCAAAAGAGAGACAGAAGTCCTGAAGGAAGTTGCAAAGGGGAAACTGAATAAAGAGATCGCGGACCTGCTTAACATCAGTGAACATACTGTCTCATCGCATATTCAAAATATCCAGCAAAAAGGCAACTTCTTCAGGAAGTTCGAAATGATAGCTTTTGCGAAAGATAAAAACCTAATCTAAATATTTATGAAAAAGGAACTTGTAAAAACCTCTACCAGATTTTATTTACAAGATAAATATGGTAAAACTGAGTTTTACTTTGGTTACAGACGGACAAATCAAATGCAAGTAATGCGAAAAGGAGGCCACTATATTGGTGATGTCCGTGAAATTTTGGAGGATGGAATTTATGTGTCTGTGTGGATACTATATAAAGAAGCAGCAGTATTTATTCCTTACAGTGAAATGGAGTTCATCGAACCTAAAAAATCTTAAATCATGATAACAATGTCTGTAATTCCGGAGCAGAGGAAAGCGGTTGTTTCCTATCCGACAAATTTTAGGATGTCTCCAAAGGAGATCCAAGTCAGTTCTAAATCTGATGTAAAGGCCAAGTATGAAGTGGAAGCACGTGAATTTATTTTCGACACTTTGAGAAGATGGACTATTGATAGAAACAGATCGTATAATGCAACAAAAAAATTAACACCAAAACGGAGCATCGCGGTGGATAAAATCCTTCTTATGCTTGCACATCACAAAGGAAGCCGTTTGCATGTGCTGTGTTCCCGGATTGTCCAGGATGGGGAGTATTTTATTCGATTAATCCCTAGCAAAGAGAGTAGATACTATTTGTATTTCAAAGAAGTAATTGCTGAAATATTGATGTGGTGTGAATGGTACAGTCTCAACTACGAACAGTTCAACAAGAACCTAATAAGAGAAGTACACTAAAATTCTAAACCATAATCATCATGGCTACGATAAATAACATTGATTTTGAATGCGACTATTCAGTTCTAGTAAGTATTTCCAGAAGTCGGTTGGAAGAACTAGGTATACTCGATGAATACATAAATCTCCGCGGGAGGGATCCATTTGACAGTGACGGATACGACTTTATAACAATTTTTCAAGCAAAACTAATTGGAATAATAAAATAATAATCATGCAATACAGCCCAAAATTAAAACGTGCAATTCAGGAAATCAAGGATATCCTGTCTCGTGAAGACATTGCCGGAGTGGTTATACTCCACGAACCCGGTTTTTCTGAATTCCTAGTAAAGGTGGATCCCACTTACTCCTGTGCAAAGATCCAGGATGACCAATTGAAAGTGAGATCCAAGAAGGAGGATTTCAAGCAGAATCCAGCAATGAGGGAAAAGATAGTTCAAAATACTTCAAATATGCTCCACATGTTGGGAACGAATGGCGGCCATTGTATCCTTCCAATCATGGAGATGTCAAGTAAAGTTGATAGACAAATTGAAGCTGAGCATGGGAGAGGAAAAATTACTGATCACAATACCCAAAACAATTAAAGAATGAAAACAACAATCGACATCAACGGAAAGCCAGTAGAGATTGAGCTGACGCCGGAACAAATCAAAAAAATCAAATCACAGTCCTATGATTACAAGGATATCAAGACGTTCGGTGATGCCTGCAATTTCCTCGGAATAGATCGAGCGGAATTTAACAAAGAAAATAGTCTCCTTCCAGAGGATGTGTATGCATATATGCAGCTTAGACTGATATGTCAAGCATTGAACGGCGGTGAGCATATGGATTATAGCGACACCGATGAATACAAGTACTATCCGTGTTTTAACTCGGTTGGTTCGTCGTCCGGCTTTTCGTACGACGGCTACGCCTACGTTCTCACGGGTTCGGACGTCGGCTCCCGCCTCGTTTACAAATCGCGTGAAATAGCGGAATACGCTGGACGCACGTTCATTGACATCTATAATAAGTACATCAACTAATCAATACTAAAAATGAAAAATTTAAAATCATTCGAAAGTGCCGCAAAATTCTTGGGCATCAATCCAACTGAATTACCTGAGGTCTCTCAGCTTCCTGAGGAGCACCAGAAATCTGTTATTGCCTTCTATATGCTGACCATCATCAGTATGGCTTCGTGGAAGCAAGAAGGAAAGGAAATAAATTGGTCTGACTGGAATCAATATAAATATTACCCATGGTTCGATATGTCTCCAGAAAAGAAATCGGTTGGTTCGTCGTCCGGCTTTTCGTGCAACGACTACGACTTCGATCGCACGTATTCGCGCGTCGGCTCCCGCCTCGTTTATCCAACTAGTGAGATTGCAACTTATGTTGGAAAAACACATGTGCAGCTGTACCGTGACTTCATGGTAATAGAAAAATAAAATTAAAGGGTGGCTATCCATCGGCGCTCAGTTGGTTCGTCGTCCGGCTTTTCGTACAACGACTACAACTACGATAACACGAATTCGAACGTCAGCTCCCAAATCTGTAAAATATTAATGGATAGCACCTTGCAGGCAGTGCAAAAAATCTATGTGTAAAAAGGGCGTTGGTAGGATCTCCGAAAGCGACCGAATAAAACAGAGGCTATGAAAAGAATGGGAAATCTATTTGAAAAAATCGTTGACATCAGTAATCTGTATCTGGCCGATGAAATGGCAAGTAAAGGTAAGTCTAAGCAATGGGGAGTTATAAACCACAGAATGAATCAGGACATGAATTTATTTGAACTACAAAACAAGCTCCTAAACGGTAAATACAGGACTTCTGAGTACAAGGTGTTTAAGGTCTACGAGCCCAAGGAAAGGGAGGTATATAGATTGCCGTATTACCCGGACAGAATCGTTCATCATGCAATCATGAATGTCTTGGAGCCAATATTTGTCAGCACATTCACAACAGACACTTATAGCTGCATAAAGGGAATGGGGCTTCACAAGGCATCAAGGAGGTTATCGTCAGCTCTGAAAGATGTAGAACAGACAAAGTATTGCTTGAAAATGGATATTAAAAAGTTCTATCCAAATGTTGATCATGCCATATTGAAGAATCTTCTGAAACGAAAATTCAAAGATGTCGATTTGTTGAACCTGTTATACGAGATAATTGACAGTGCAGATGGCTTACCTATTGGAAATTACCTGAGCCAATATTTCGCGAATTTTTATCTGACTTATTTTGATCATTGGGTAAAAGAGGAACTTAAGCTTAATTATTATTTCAGATATGCAGATGATATCGTAATCCTTGGACCCAACAAAGAGCAACTGCATTCATGTCTGAGAGAAATCAGGACCTACTTGGATTCAAATCTTAAGCTCGAAGTAAAAGGTAACTATCAGGTCTTTCCAGTTGGTTCAAGGGGAATAGATTTCTTAGGGTATATCCACTTCCATAGCCATAAATTATTGAGAAAATCCATTAAAAAGCGATTTGCGAGAAAACTGAAGAGAGGATCTTCACGGGAATCCATTGCTAGTTATCTGGGATGGACCAAACACGCAAATTGTAGAAATCTAGAAAGGAAACTTATGAATGAGAAATTTCAGTGACTTCAACATCAAAGTTGAAATGGGTGCCTTCACCGGGAATAAGGTCAAGGTTTCCAAGATCTTGAACCGGAGGATAACAGTTCACACCTACAAGATCGGACCATCGAAACATTTTTCGGGAGAATGTCTCCAACTGCAGATAGAATACGATGGTCAGAAACATGTCTGTTTTTCCGGTTCAACCAAATTGAAAGAACAGATTCGGATGGTGCCTGAAAATGGTTTCCCTTTTTCGGCAACTATCATTGAAGAGAATGACATGCATTTATTTACATAAAAACAAAAATTAAAATTATGGCAACTACAACATTAAAGGGAATTGTTAAAGAGGTAAAACCAATAGAGTTTTATGGTGAAGGCAGTCAGGGCCGCAGACAGACATTGGTATTGTTTGTACCTGGATACGTAGACGAGTTCGGAGATAAGAAAGGTAGGGATGAGACTTGGGGAATCGACATTTATAACAAAAATATAGAAAAGCATAACCTGAATTCGAATTGTGTCGACAAAAGAGCCAAAATAGATATCTATATCAGCAGTTCGGAATTGCCTAAAAAGGATTCTGATGGAGTTTGGTATGCAATATCAGCAACTCTTAAGAATATCCAGTTCTCTGAGAGGACTGATAATCAAAATACATCCGATTTAGCGTCTAGTGGTCAGGACGATGATGACCTTCCTTTCTAGCCTATTGATCAAAATTGCTATGGCATCAGTTTTATCTTTTGCCATAGCTTCCAAAGAAAGTAAATCCGAATAATTATTCCCTAAAAATGAGTAAATATAACTTTAGTTATTACAATGGTCCTATACGCAATGTAAAGCCTCATAAGATTATGGGCTTGCATGAAGCGATAGAACTGATCAGATCCGATAAACATAAATCGGAAATTGAAAAATTACGTGCTACAGAAAATCCTTCCACAAGAAAAACGCTTAAAAATTTTCTACCATACTTTACTTTCTCAGGTGTATTTACATCGCGGTTGACCGAAAACCTAAAAAAGCATTCTGGTCTAATCGTTTTAGATTTTGACGGTCTGGATTTGGAGAGGATATCCCAACTTTTTAGTGACTTCATTACAATAGAATTCGTGTGTGCCTGCTGGATTTCTCCAAGCGGAAATGGATTAAAAGTATTGGTCAAAATCGACCCTGACCAGCATACGCAAAGTTTCTTTGAACTGGATGATTTTTTTGCAGGGAATTTTAATCTAGAAATTGACCAATCGGGCAAAGATGTAGCAAGGGCTTGCTTTGTTTCGTGGGATCCCAATATATTTTACAATCCAGAATCTATAGTTTTTAAAGTTCAGAAACCAAATAAAAATGATTCCAAATTAGAAAGATCCAATAGGGCTGTTAAAGTTTCTGATTTTCCACCCGCCGAGGTTCAATTCAAAATTAATAAGGATCTGCAAAGAGTTGAGTATGTCGTAGAACAGATAGAACGGGAAAGGGTCGATATCACGGATGATGATTATGATAACAGGCTAACTGTTGGGTTTGCTCTAGCAACATTGGGGGAAGAAGCTTATGAATTGTATGTAAGAGCCATTCAGTTCAATGATTATGATGAGGATCCTAGGGCAAAGTTTAATGATGCCTTGCAAAAAGGGAAATTCAAAACACCTGCTAAATTTTTCTCCTTGGCCAAAGATCATGGGTTGATTACATCTTTGCCTCGTACAATTGAGGAGGCAAATAAAGAAGCCGAATTAAGAAAAAGAATTCCAGATGAAAATAGCTTTGAAGAACAAAAGAAATACGGAATTCATTTTGACAAGAAATCTCAGGTCTACTGGTCAGTTAACACTAAGGGAACTCCGGTTCCTGTCTCAAATTTCAGTCTCAAAATTCTATATCATATTAATACAGGAGCTGAGGAAGCTTATCGTTTGATGTATATCAAAAATATCCATGGTCTTGAGAGAATATTAAGAATTAATACAGACGACTTTGTTTCAGCTGGTTCTTTCAAAAAAGTAATTGCTAGACTTGGTAATTTTATTTGGAAGGGTGCTGATAGTGATTTGGTTAAATTACAAGACATGCTACAAAGGCATGAACTTCACACCGACATAGTCAGCACACTTGGCTGGAACAGAAAATGGAAATTCTATGCCTTTGCCAATGGTATCTATGATACCGAATTGAAACAATTCTTTCCTATTGATAAGTATGGTATCGTTGAACGTCAACAGAATGAAAAGAAAGTGAATTTCTTTCTTCCCGCGTTATCAATGGTTTTCGCTGATAAGGATGACCAGTATGTCAATGAAAAGAAATTCGTTTACATCGATTCTAAAGTAACCTATGAGAAATGGGCTAAGCAATATGTGAAAGTTTTCAAGGAGAATGGTAGAATAGGCTTGGTATTTTGGGTTTGTGCACTGTTTTCTGATATTCTTTTTAAAGCAATGGGGCAACGGATGCCGATGCCTTTTTCCTATGGAAAGCGAGGATCGGGTAAAGGAACCATGACACAATCGCTAATACGTCTGTGGGGCGAAAAACAAGATCAGATTATGCTTGGAGGGGCAACTACTGTTGTAGGTTTTATGCGCAAGATGGCCCAGTTTTCAAATGCTTTAGTTTGGTTGGATGAATACAAAAACAACCTGCCGGTAAAGGTAATTGAATCCATCAAAAACCTGTTTGATCGAATAGGTTATGAACGAGGTAAGAAAGATAATTCATTTACTACAGAGTCCACTCCCATATTATCAGCAGTGTGGCTCTCTGGACAGGAAATGCCGACCGCTGAGCCGGCCTTGTTCACTAGATGTATGCTATTGTCATTTTCGGAAACGAAGCGTTCTGAGAGCGAACGTGAGGCTTACAGGCAATTAGTTCGAATGGAAGATGAGGGATTATCTCATCTAACTGTTGATATGCTACAACATCGGAATCTCTTCGAAAACGAATTCCAAACTATTTATGAAACAACCTTGAAAGAACTTTCTGAAAGAATTAATAACAACGATGTCGATGAAAGGCTCTTAGGAAATTATTCCATGCTGCTAGCAACGGCAAAAATTATGGACGGTCTAGGAATGATCTATTTCAAAATGGAGGATTTTGAACAGCAATGTATCGACTTAATTCTTCATCAATATTTCATCCTAAAAGGTTCTGACGACGCTTCTAAATTTTGGCAAGTGGTTGAACAGCTTTTTTCATCGATGGAAATACAAGAGGATAGGGAGTTTATGCTAAAGAATGGAAACATCTACCTGAGAATTCAGGATATCTATCAGCAGTATGTTGAATCTATGCACAGACGCCGCGAAGTGAATGTACTTGATAAGAGTACCCTCGAAAATTATCTGTCTTCTGATGCGAAATCCTATTTGGGAAAGGAAAAGAAATCTTTTGGAGGGAAGTATACCTGGTGCATGGTGTTCAAGTATAAAGAAATTGGGGTTGACCTGATAAGAATGGGATCGGAAGTTTCCAAAAATGATATTAGGGCAAGATATAAAGAAATGGGAGTTGACTTTGAGGAAGATGAGAAAAACACTTTCAATGATGGATTCCCATGCGATAATCAACAAGAAATAGAATTTAACTGATAAATGATGAACTATCAATCACAACTGGAAAAAAATATCGACTCATTATCCGGACTCAAAAAATGTTTGGATTCGGAAGAAATTTCAAATCTGTTAATTGCCTTGAAATCGGAGTGGAATCCGAAATCCAAAGAATTTGATGGCGAAGGAATTCATGGAAGTAGAAAAGGGGAAACATATAGCTATACACTTTATTGGGATCAAAGGAAATGCCTTTGGACAAGCAAAGAAATGGCTTTCAAATCTTTTGTAATGGACAAGATTTCTAATTCTTTGGTTTTGTTGTACCCAAAATTATTCAGTGAGATATGAATCAGAAAAACATTACGGAACTGACAAAGAGATCCGTGTACTTGAAATGGCTGAGCGGTAAGTTCAGCCTCAAGGAAATTGCTGAGAAATACGGTTTATCCGAAGCCTCAATATCAAAAATAGTAACTGTAAAACTTAAAAAAAGAAAGGTGAAAATATGAGTCACGATAGAAAGCAAAATGGCGTGGTTGCTATCGCTAAATTATTAGCAATGGGCATAATTCTAATTGTTGTAGTGTTCGCTTCTAAAGTCTATAGACCGGAGGAACCCAAAGATATTTCAGACGATGCTAATTTAGTTATCATAAAGGTGTATAAAGATTCTCAAATAGTTGCCCAAGTAGCAGCTGTTCCGGATAAGCCTGTGAACTTTGGGAGTTACAAGGTTGTATTTCAAAGAAGGAAGTAGCGATGGAAGTTGATAGCGTAATAACACTTAAAGGTAAAACGTATAGAATTCTGAAACAGAATTTGGGTCTTTATTTCATTCAAAGGAAAATAAAATTAATGCATTGGGAGTACCATAAAGATTGGTATGGACCGAGAATATTCTTTTCTAGAAAGCAAGCGGTGAAACATATTCTTTTTGGCTATTTCAAATAACACTATGATAAACGCATTCATATTACAACATAAACCCTTCGTCCCTCAGGTATTAAAGAATCCGGAAGCAATACGCTATATAGTAGTAGATCTATTCTGCGGAGCTGGGGGTACAACAACAGGATTTGCAAAAGCAAAGGATAAAGATGGAAATCAAATCGCCATTGTTGCAGCTTGTGTCAACCATGATCACAAAGCCATCCGAAGTCATTGGGAAAATCACCCCGAAGTATACCACTTTGAGGAGGATATCAGAACGCTTCACCTCGATCCTTTGGTTGAAATCGTTAAAACATATAGAAAGCTTTACCCCTACGCAAAAGTAGTTCTTTGGGCTTCTTTGGAATGTACCAATTTCAGCAAAGCAAAAGGAGGTCAATCGAGGGATGCTGATTCCAGGACCTTAGCAGATCACTTGGACAGATATGTAATTGCTATTAATCCTGACTATGTTCAGATCGAGAATGTGGTCGAGTTCATGTCCTGGGGACCATTGAACGAAAATGGAAAACCTTTGAGCATGAAATCTGGAATTGATTGGATGCGATGGAGAGAGCATATTAAATCTTTCGGTTACCGTGACGATTGGCGCGAACTAAATTCGGCAGACTTTGGAGCTTACACTTCCCGTAACAGATTGTTTGGATGCTTTGCAAAAAATGGACTGCCTATTGTTTGGCCAGAACCTACCTATTCCAAAACAGGATCTAATAAAACGAATCTATTCGGTAGCGATCTGAAGAAATGGAACGCTGTTAAAGATTTATTAGATTTTGAGGATGAAGGCGAAAGTATTTTTGGACGTAAAAAACCATTGGTAGAGAATTCCCTCAAACGTATTTATGCAGGATTGATCAAAGAAGTGGCTGGAGGTAAAGCTTCCTTTGTAGTAAAATATAACTCTATGAACCGACAGGGAAAGGTTGCAGCACAATCAATAGATAATCCTTTACCCACAATAGCTTGTCAAGGTAGGTTGGCATTAGCTCAAACCTCATTCATAACAAAATACTTTTCCGGTAGACCGATGAATAAAGTAGCATCAGTAAACAGTCCATTAGCGACAATCACAACTGCTGCAAATCAAGCATTGGTAAATGTTGTGCCAGCATTCCTGACCAAATACTATGGTAATGAAAAAGGTAGTGAATCGATTAATGATCCATTAGATACGATCCCCACAAAAGACAGGTTTTCGTTAGTTCAAGCTCATTGGCTAGATAAGCAGTATTCAGGTGAACATAATCATCAGTCAATTGATCAGCCGGCAGGCACAATCTTAACATCTGATAAGCATGCATTAATGACTGCGAAAGGATTTATATATAATCCTTCTCACGGTGGTCATACGATGCATATAGAGCAACCTTGCCCAACAATCATTGCACGTCAAGACAAAGCTCCATTATACTTTATCCGGTATTCAATCGATCAGTCAGTTAGAATTGAAATCTATCAAGATGATTCTGAAACCATGGTTAAGATTAAAGAATTCATGGCAATGTACGGGATTTCTGATATCCGTATGAGAATGCTTAAAGTTTCTGAATTGAAGCTAATTCAAGGATTCCCAAAAGATTACAAATTGTACGGTAATCAATCTGATCAAAAGAAATTTATTGGTAATAGTGTTGTTCCTCACGTGGTACAGGCTTGGGCTGAATGTCAAGGCGAGGAATTATTAAAAATGGTAGTGTAATGGAAATATATACTGACATAGAAACGATAGAGAGTTTTGTAAAGTCGGAATGGTCTGATGGCAAAATCAATGATGAAGTTGGAAGAGAGATTTTAAGGCTTACTCAGGAATTAAAAGATAAAATCTTAATAGGATGACCATCCAAGAACAAGCAGATATGATAATAGCCTATCTCCAAGAGAATGGGTTATCAAATGAGCAGATGCTCGAAGTAATCGGATTAGCAAGGAAGAAACTCGAAACAATCAAAGCCGAGGAGCAATTGAACAAACCTAATAAGCAGATTAAAATGTTTGAGCGGTGAAATACAGCATGAGCCTAATTGAGAAGTTAGGCTTTTTTGTTTTTCTAGATTTTGTCTCCGACCTTGATTTTTACTAAAAATTGTAGTAAAAATAATTATTTAAAATTTATTTCAAAAAAAACCTTTTTTGGCTTGGACATCTTGGACACTTGGACATAGAGAAAGCATTGTATTATATTATTTATTGATTATTAATTATTTATCATTTGTATATTAAAGTAAAATTTACCTCAAACCTTTTCAAACTGTGTCCAAGCGTGTCCAAGTGTGTCCAAGTTTTTTATAGTAACCCATCAATTTCAATAATAATACTTTTAGTTTAAAATAGGTGTTTAAATGCTTATCTTTGAGTTAGTTAAACCAATAAAGAAATTGACTTATGCACAATCTGATACGCATTACAGTTGAACCACATGTAGCAACTTATTTAAGGCATCATTTTGGCACCAGGATGAGCCTCTCCGAAAAGAACATTATTTCCACAATATTGGTGAACCTCTTTGAACCTTTCGATAAGGTTGATCCATTCCTGATCAGGAACCAGCGAAAGGAAAGCCTTGGAGATTTCTTTGACGTTTATATAAATGACAGCATGCTCAGGAAATATGGCGGACATCTGAGCAATGAGTCCATATCAAATTTCAATGAATCGGTTGATCTGATCATAAAGCAGGATATGTACAGATGGTGCCACCACCCAAATGCAGATTTTAAGGAGGTAGACTACAACATAAAGAGATTCATTGACTTTTACGGTTTTGATGATGATCTTAATTTTGACAACCTGAAACGTTGGTACTATCGCGAACGAAAAAGGATTACCGATAGGAGTAAAAGAGCATCAGATTTCGAACCGGTCCTTACCATTCCGATACTTAAAACGTTCTATCCAGAACGTTTGGAATTTCAGAAACAGCTTACAATTTTTTAGGGTTTATTTTTATATTTTGGAGCCATTTTGTATTAAAAATGGCTTTTTTTTACGAAATCTCGGACACGCTTGGACACAAAATTTATTGTATAACAATAAAAAGTAAAATTCTTGGACATGGCTTGGACACAAAAATAGTTTTTAAAAGACTGTTTTCCAGTTATTTATATTTAATCATTGTGTTTTGTGTCCATACTGTCCAAGATGTCCAAGCAAAAACATAAGGTTGCGTTAAAAAAAATATGTTTGTCTCTTAACAAGTCCTTTCCACTTACCATAAATCTCCATCATTTTGCTAGCATGTTAGAGCTAAATGAATTCCACGAAGGTGACAATATCGGAGGTGTACTTTCCTTTGAGATTGCACATGTCACTGAACTGATCAGTTCGAATCCAATCCGCTTCAAACCCGGTAAGATTTGGAGGTCCATAAACTTTCACCCCAATTCTGGAATATTCAAGGAAGAGGAAAATGAATCGGAACATGGACTCTTTTATTCCTATGCGGGATCATTCAAGATCCATCGGAAAAGCGGGGAAACGGACGGTCTTCTCCGGTACTATTTGGGGACCTCCTCTTTGATAAGGATCACCGACCAGAATGGTCTGGTCCAAGTTATCGGAGGAAAAGATTTTCCTGTTACCCTTACAAAATCCTCGGACACTGGTAGTAACCCAACGGATATGAACCAAGTGAACTATTCATTTTCAGTGTCACAGATACAGAAAGCCCTTTTTGGTTAGTGTCCTTTCCATGGTGTTTCTCAATATGGAATTTAGTGGCTCAATAGTATTCATTTATCGGTTAATCCATGAATAGCAAATATTTTCAAGTAGTGAATTCAGGTACTCCAAATGTTGGTAAGATTTCCATCTATGGGGTTATTGGCAGTTGGTATGATGAGATAAATGCCAGGGATTTCTTGGCAGCATTCAACGCTCTGGAATCTACATGCAACAGGATCAATATACATATCAATTCTCCAGGTGGTTCCGTTTGGGACGGCCTTCCAATTGCAAATGCGATCAAATCTTCAAGGGTGGATGTTCACACTTATGTGGATGGAATTGCCTATTCCATGGGGTCGGTCATCGCAGTTGCGGCGAAAAAAGGCAATGTTCATATGGCGAAAGGTTCTTTATTGATGATACATTCAGCATCGATGTGGGGGTATGGGAATTCCAAGCAATTGCAGAAAGCCTCGGAAGACCTTATCAAGTATGATGATGTATTGGCTGGATTCTTCCAGGATAGGATCGGAGGAACTCTGGAAGATATCAAGACTTCATATTTCGATGGTGAGGATCATTTTCTGACTGCAACTGAAGCATTAAGGGATGGTTTTATCGACCATATAGAAAACTATGAGGCCAGTGAGACTCCGGATAATATCCGGAATATGACGTTGGGTCAAGTTGCAGCATGGTATGACAAAAAAAATAAGGTTCCAGATAATCAAATAGAGATGTTCAATAAATACGGAAAATTATCAGACTTGGCTAAAGTAGCCGTGAATGATAGAACTCCTGAGATGTTTGAGGAGGTAAACAACCAAATTCAAAAATCAGGTGTAGAGGGGGTTACTTTGGTAACCGATAGTTTTTTGGAAGATCAGGAAAAGCAGATTTCGGATCTACAAACGAAAAAAAATAGTCTTGAATTCTCAATTTCAGAAAAGGACCAAAAAATCCTGGACCTTGAAAAACAGGTTAAGGACTTGGGGAATAAGCCAGCCGATCAGCCGGCCGCTCCTGGATCTGAGGGGGATAACATTCCTTCCGGTGATGGTTCCGAGAAAAAGGATGAGGAATTCGTTTCTCCAACAGAGAAATGGGCAAAATCTATGCTTGATCTTCAGGGTTAATTGTTGAATCTATTTTAGAAAATTATATAATGAAAAATTTACTTATTGGTCTGTTTTCCCTGGTATTCTTGATGGGAGTTATTGCAACTGGTACTGGAAGTCCAGAAGTTGCAGGTATTATTGGAAGCGTTGCCCTTATTGGAGCATTTGTTCCCAAGGCGAATGGGGTCCTGTTCAATCAGATTGATCCGGATGTTTCTGCCATATCGAATTATGCAGGGAAGTATTCAAAGAAGATCATCACCAAATTCGAGAACGGACTTGATTTCTTCAGGGACCTGATGACCATGTACAACATCAAGAGTGCCATGAACCTGACCAAGTTAACTGTGAACGGACAGGCTAAACCATTTACGGGAATATTTTCCGCGAATCCGGGTGATATTGTCTATTCTGGGAATAAGCTAGAGGTTGAAAAATGGCAGAGGGATTTTCAGATTATGCCTGACAACTATCGCGGAACTTATCTAGAAGATCTTAGAAAAGCTGGGGAAGGAGCTAACAACCTTTCATTTCCTGCTCACGTTTTTGATGTTGTTACTTCAAAACTGGCTGGAGATATCAATGATATCGTACCTTGGTGGGGAGTTGGTATCGCGGGTTTTGAAGCATTCAATCCAGCATCAACATATGCGGTAGGGAAATTGGTTTCTTTTGTTGTGGACGGCAAAACAGGATTTTATGAAGTGGTAACGGCGACAAATGCAGGTGAGACACCGGTAACCCATGCCGCAAAATTCGTTGATGCATCTACAAAAGCAATTACTGAAGGATTGGGAACTAAGCTGCGCAAAGGTAGGACTGGAGGTCAGATTACGAATATTGCTTCAACTGGTATAATCACTGCAGCAGATGCCGAATCTCAATTTAGGGCTGTGTGGGCTAAATTGCCTGAGTGGATCCGTCGAAATGGAGGAAAATTGTACTGTTCTTTTAGTGCGTATGAATTGTTCCTGCAGTCAATCAGAGAATTCACCAAGTTCACCGAAGCAGATACAAAGACTGTATATTTGCCTTTGACAAATAGAAAATGTGAAATCGTCCCGGCAACCTGGATAACAAACTCTAATATGATCGTTGCTACTTCAAAAGATAACCTTTTGGTAGGTACAGATCTTGAATCTGACTACCGTAATATTAGAACATTGGAACAAATGTATCACCTTGATTTTGGTATGACAGGTGTACTTGGTTTTGGTATCCAAGATTTTGATTCGTTGTCGGTGAACGATCAGGATTAATTCATAAAAGGGTAGCTATTAGTTTAGCTACTCTATTTTTTCAATTTAAAAACATAATTGTCATGGACAAATTTAAGACCATAGAAGAGGCACAGACAGCTTACGATAAACTTGCTGAAGAGAATAAGGTACTGGGAGAATCAAATAAAGCTTTGGAAGAAAAGTTAAGAGCGGAAACATCGAGAGCCGATGATGCTCAGAATGCAGCCCTTGAGATGAATTCCAAACTTGAAGATCTTGACAAATATGATGACGTAATCGTTACGGTGAACAAAAGTCGTTATAGGATCAATTTTGGCGTTGACGGTAAAACCAAGGAAGAACTGAAAGAGGACAAGGTACTTCTTAAGCGTTTGGTAGAGATCCAGTCCGGAGCATTGACTTTGGTGGATTAATTTTTGACTTTATAATATCATTACAATGAACTACGAAAATATTACTGATTTGAAGGCTACTTTTCAGGATGGTTCCGAAAATCCATCCGGTATTGCAGAGTTGGCCTACCTGATTCCGCTTTCTTGGTTTGAGGACATCAAAACTCCAGCTAATCCCAATACGACAGCTGAAGGTATCGTGAGGATCACAGGGAATCATGTTCTCAAAGCAGGGAAAACTCCTTTGGAAGTGAATCCACTGTTTGAAAAATCGGGTGCGGCTTCCAGCCTGGAGGGAGAGATCCTTTCCAAGATCTATAAGTCAACTGTTGAACTGTTCATTCCTCAGGTAACGGCTCAGAACATCGGGACGGTCACGGCGATAAAGAACTATAGATTTATGGTACTGTTCCGTAGACCTGATCAAGAAACCGGATTCATCCAATTGGGTTCCAAAACTATGGGGGTCTATGTTGAAGCGGTCGATGCTAATTTTGGTACGGGTCCAACAGGAGAGCCTGGTATCAAGATAACGGTCGGTGGATACAATAAAGCCCCATATTATTTCTATGATGGTGAACTTCCGGTTGCAGCTGCTCCTGGAGGATAAAAATAGATTGCCATGAAAAAGCGAGAATGGAAAGAAAGCCCTGAAATAGCAGGGCATTTTAAGATCGTAAATACAGACTTCTATTTTTTGCACAGTAAGATAGGGGATATAGATTTTCGGAAGATCACGTTGGACCAGGCAAAAAAATTGTTTGAGAGCGGTTCTCCATACATAGAAAAAATAGAAAAAATCAAGAAAAACAAAAGCTCTGAGTGATCAGGGCTTTTTTGATGTCCTTTTGCGGGCACTTTCCCTTTCGCATTTTTATGCCATGGTAAAAGTTTCTGATTGGTTGGAGAATCCTGAATATTGGAAGGGGGTCGAGCTATATGAAAAGTATGGTACGAGCACTTTTTATAAGGAGCTGTTCCGGTCCTCAAAAACAAATTTCAATGAGAGAAAGCTTTATGAAGAGCTTTCCAAGATTGATGACAAAGACGAAAAAGGGGAACAGGGCAAAGAACCCCTGATTCCCAAACTGCCTGCCAATGAATTCCTGGTGATCCAAAAAAAGCTAAGCTATCAATTGAAGCAGATATATAGGTCCATCGACAATAATATGTTCCAATTGGACAGGGCAACCTCCGATAAGACCAGAAAGGAATATGCATTCCAGATATTGAAGCTCCAGGCAAAAAAGTATTCAATCTATAGGGATCTGGACTATTTGGAGGAAAATGGAACGCTACATTTACCCCAGGTCAAGACATCTTTTGTTACCCCGGAGATACAAAGATTGCACGTACAGATTTCAAAAGCCAAAAAGAGACTTCTACAGGATCCTGATAGGATCAGGAACAGAGCTAAGACCGAAAACTTAATCATGGAAAAACAGGCTAGGCTAAAGCAATTGATTGAAGAAAGGAAAGGATTATGAGCAATCTGAGACCTAGGCATGTTAGAGGTAATACAGCTCTGGATATTATCCTGAAAGCTTTTTTGAAGAATGACCTGAAATCGCTTTCGCAGGAACATCAAGATATTTTAAAGAGAATTTCGGAGGTTGATACACGAATTAGGAAAGGCTATACGGTTCAAGAACCAAGAATTGCGGCATTGACAGGTCAACCCTATATTCATTCCTATAATAGACCTTATCGGAAAAAAGAATTGGCTGAATGGCAAGTGGCAAGGTTTGGTGTTTCCCTTTCTCAAGCCTATATAGATATTGAAATGGCCGAAAGGTTCTACCTGACTACAGAAAAGAGACCTGATAAAGAATTTGCCAGGGGAATGATGATCCATTGGGGAGAAGATGCAATGGCAAGAGCAATTTCAGAGGGTGACTATCGGGCTGCTGCTGCATTCTTTAAGGAACTGAACAAGATAAAAGGCCTCGATAGAGAAGACGTTCCTGAATTTGATCCCGAAAAATTTATGCCAATACAACCTGTTATAGTTGCAGATCCTTCTGAATTAGGCTTTGACAAGATCGATAATGTTGACCTAGTTGTATCAAATCTGAATAAGGATCTTAGAAAATCCAAAATGATGGATAGGCTTTTGAAAAAAGAAGCCCAAGACGTGGATTTCGAGGAGGAGGACAGTGATGAGTGATTATAGGGAGGTAAAGCTATGGTACAATAAACCACAAACGAGATCCATGTTGATCCAGGCGCATACAGAATATGGTATATGGGCAAGGGGAACTGGAAAGACCCAAGGCCCTGTGGCGTATCGGACTTCTTTGGGAGCAAACCATATGCCTAGGGGATCAACAGGATTGATTGGCGCAACTTATATGCAATTGTTGGATAGGACATTACCGCCTTTGATAAAATCTTGGAATAGGCTGGGATACATTGAAGATGTGCATTTTTGGGTTAGGAAAGCACCTCCTCCTAAATTGAATATCCCATCTGCGATTTACAAAGTAATGAAATATGAGCATGCTATTACTTGGTGGAATGGTCATGTTTTTCATATGATTTCACAAGATCGTCCAGGTTTAGCCAATTCAAAATCTTTGGATGCAATATGTGGTGATGAGGCAAGGTTTTTAAATCATGATCGTTTCCAGGAAGATCTTGTTCCTGCAAATCGCGGTAATGACGAAATATTCGGACATCTTCCAATGCACCATATGGTAACCCTCTTTTCCGATATGCCTTTGAATTCAAAAGGAAATTGGCTCCACGAGAAAAAGGAGTTGATGGATCCCGAGCTGATAAATCAGATTATCAATATTCAAACGGCACTATTCAAGTTGGTTGACCGTGCCAAAGAAGCAAACACTCCAAACAGTCTAAAATATTTTAAGCGAAAGATATCGGAATATCAACGGGTTTTGGCTATACTCAGGAGGGAGGCTGTATATTTTTCTGAGGCATCGTCGTTGGATAATATCCAGATTTTGGGAGAGGAACAGATCCGGCAATGGAGAAGGGAATTGACCTGGCCAATATTCCAGGCATCTATATTGAACGAACGGGTTATTACCGTTGAGAATGGGTTCTACCATCTTTTGGACGTAGACCATCACTGCTATAATCAATTTGATTACAACTATATAGATAACCTGGGTTTATCCATTCCTTCTGGAGCTTTGAAGGATTGCCGTAAAGATGGTGACCTGATCAAAGGTAAGCCATTGGATGTTGCTCTAGACTATAACTCCAAGATTAAGTCAATGGTTGTTGGTCAGGGGAGCAAAAACTTCTATCGGGTACTGAAATCAATGTACGTACTGAGATCTGATCAGAAGATCCTAGATGACTTGATCGATGAATTCTGTTTATATTACAAATATCACAATGAACACACTGTAAATTATTATTACGACAATACGGCAAAGGTGACTGATGCCACTAGGCTGCACAGCTTGGCCGATGCAGTTATTGATAGGTTCAGAAAGAACGGTTGGTTTGTCAACTCGATAGATATCGGTCAGCAACCAATGCATGAGACCAGGTATAGGATGTGGGAAGCAGTATTGAAGGAACGTGATGAAAGATTCATGCCAATACGTTTCAATCGAGAAAGCTGTGATGCACTTCTTTTGTCTATGCAACAGACTAAGACCCGGCAGGGTAAGAACGGATTTGAGAAAGATAAGCGTACCGAACTCAACTCTAGTATCAAACCCCAGGATGCACCACACCTAGGTGATGCATTGGATACTCTTTATATCGGCAAGTATAAACATGAATATGGCTACGCTGCACCAGTTACCGAGATGTTATTTACTTAAGGATTTCATCCTATAGTATGGGGTAGATATCTATCCAATTGAAACCTCTCTGTCGATGACAGAGAGGTTTTTTTTATTAAATCATATATCGTCGAAATGCTTCCTTAAACTTTCCCTTTTGGATAGTGCGTGTCGGGGCTTTCATTGTGTCGCTTAGATTTGTTTAGGCTAATTTTTAGCTAACAAATTTTAAATCAAAATCTTATCATCTTTTTGACTGGAATAAAATGCGATAAAATTTCTTTCCCTTCCGTAGAACCCCGTCAATGTCCTTTCGCGTACGTGCGTGTAAGGAGATATTTGGAACATGGATGAAATTAGGTTTATAAGTGCAAAGGATATGCTCGAAATCATGCAGATGCGAGGCGATGATAGAGAGTTCATTCCCTTTTCAATAACCTTTGTGACAGCTGATCTTAAAAAAGGTACTGGAGGTAAAAAGATAACATTGGATCAGGCAATTTTTGTTGGTGGGGTATCTAGTAAAAGTAAGACAAGAAACCCAAATCACTTTGAGAACTATACCAGGAATGTTAGGCATTTGATGTCGGATAGGATAATAACGATTCATCCATTATTGGTAACAAAGTTTAACGGAATGAAAGTAACACAATAATGGCAGTAGAACAATTGAATGATGCAATGGCCTTGGTTGGGAATGGAATAGCCTTGGTGGTTACTGGTAATCCTATCTCTTTGGGCGACATCTCAAGACAGCCTGCATCTCCAAAGAAAAAAGAGAGCTCATCAAGTAATGACCTAGCCGTTTGGGGTGAAGAAAATGATTTTCCACAGCAGATCATTAACGTAGCTGAAAAGAGCACGGAAATACCAGCACTATTGGATTGGAAGGCACGGGCATTACAAGGTAAAGATGTTATAGCCTTAGATAAATATTTCCATGAAGATAAAAATGATCCCAACAATTCAAAATGGAAATATAGACCGATCGATGATGACGAAATAAATGACTTCCTTTCTGACACAACATTCAAAAGGTATATGCGTGAATCGTGTCTGGACCTCGTTTGGTTCTCAAATGTTTTTCCTGAACTCATAAAGTCAAAGTCGAAAGACAAAATAGTTTATATAGGAACCCAAGATGCTTCTTTTTGTCGATGGGGCAAACAGAACAAAAAAGGGGTGATTGAAAAGTGTTATGTGAACGCAAATTGGCCGGAAGCAAAAAAAGAAGATGCGGAGACCATTGAGTTCAACGTTTTGGATCCATATGATGTTGACAGAGTTGAAATTCTTAAAAAGAACAAAAACCTAGATAAAGTGATTTATCCGGTTTCTTATCCATCACCGGGCAAGATATATTATCAGCTTTCCAATTGGAATGGGTTTATTACATCCGGGTGGGCAAAGATTTCACGTGCTATACCAGAGAGCAAGCAGGCTATGATGAATAAAATGCTGACGGCGAAGTATATCATTCGAATTCCTATAACCTATTGGCCGGCAACTGTCAAGGATTGGACGAAGATTTCACAGGAGCAGCAGAATGAAATAAAGCTGAATAAACTCAAATCAATAAATGATCAATTAACCGGTGCTGTTAATGCCGGTAAGTCAATTTTGAACGAATTTGGAAAGGATCTGAACGGGGATGATGTTCCGGCTTGGGAAATTAAAGAGATTGAAAACAACTCCAAAGGCGGCGAAGGTTTGGAAGACTCAAGAGAAGCATCAGAGCATTTAATGAGATCCCTCGGATTGGATCCGACTTTGGTTGGGGACGGCCCGGGAAAGAAAATGGGGGGCGGGTCCGGCTCTGATAAACGAGTAGCGTTCAATATATATGTTGCCCTCCAACAACCATATAGAGAAGTGATACTTGAGCCTCTTTATTTCATTGCAGAGTACAATGGATGGAAAGAGAAATATAAGGGTCTAACATTTAAGATTGTTGAAGTTGAATTGCAAACCCTTGATCAAGGAAATACAACTAAAGAGGTTACTAATTAAAAAGCATTATGAAGTATTTAACCAGCACAGAACAGATAAAATTGGCAAATAGTTCGATTGCTAATAATTTTGAAATAAAGAGTATATCAAGTTTTATAAATAGAGTAGAACTTGAATTGATTCTTCTAATCGGAGAAACGACTTTGAACAAAGTTGTAGCTAACTCAATCGCTGTGGATATCCTGCGCAGTGCAATAACGGATTTAGCATTAGCAGAGTACACCAGTAGTGGATCAGTTTTATTAGATAATTCTGGAATCTACGTGTTAAAGTCAGATAATAAGCTTCCAGCATCGGACAAAAAGCTGTTAAATTTTAGAATGGAAGCTTTGGAACGAGGATGGAGATGTGTTGAACAATTGGTAATTTATTTAGAATCAAAACCAACAGAATTTACTGAATGGAAGGATTCTGAAGAGAGGAAATCTTATTTCTCAACATTATTTAGTAATTCTTCAGAGTTTTCTTCTTTTGGTGGTCTTTCAATTTCAGCACATCTATTCAAAGTATTGAAGCCCATCATTCGCAGAGTAGAAGAGGATTACTTGAATCCAAATTTTCACGAAGCTTTTGTAGAAGATTTGCGGACAAATAGATTAAACAAATCCATGACTCCACTCTTAACAAAGCTAGAGCGTAAGTTTATGCAGATCGTTGCGCCACTGGCATTGTCCGAGGCAATTCCTTTAAATCTTGTGAGTATAAAAGAAGGTGGAGTATATCAATCTTCTGTTGTTGCTTTAGGGAATACTTCAGATAATGTTCAGTCGTTAACCTCTGCTGAAGTAAATAAGCTGTCGCTGGTGATGGGGAAACTGGATTCTGAAGGAAATGCAAGGTTAACACAGGTAAAAAAATGGTTGAAGGCGAATGCATTGGATTATCCATATTATCAAATTCCGAATGAAGTGAGCCGCGAGGCTATTAATACCACAGATTCCAATATTTATTTACTGTAATATGAGCAAAAGAATTTTTTTAACAGCAGGTCATAATTTAAAGGATCCAGGAGCTATAGGGAATGGGTATAAAGAAAATGAATTGACCATTGAAATTCGTGATATGATTGCTGAGCGAATTAATTCGTTGGATCCATCGATTGAAGTTTGGGTCGATGATGACAATGATACTTTAGCGCAAGTCATTTCAAAAATTAAGAAAGTGGCTACACCTCAAGATTACCTTTTAGAACTTCATTTTGATGCATCCATTTCCCCGAAAGCTTCTGGTGGAACTGCATTGATCGCTAAAGATGCACGAAAATCATCTATTGATTTCGCAACTGAATTAAGTGATATAGGGTCTAGAATATTGCAAATTCCAAATCGTGGGGTAAAGAGTGAAGTGGAAAGCCATAGAGGTAAACTTGGAATACTTCATACGGCCGCGAGTAGCGTTCTGTATGAGGTTGGATTTATTTCTAATCCAACCGATATGATTAATTATCAAGAATGGAAGGAATGGTTAGCTGATGATTTTGCAAGAATAATCATAAAACGAATGAAGTGATGGCAGGGGTTACAGAAAGCACTGATAAGAGAATAAGAACAATTAATAATTATCCATTAGCCTTTACAGTTTTTTTTGTAACTGCTTTATTGACCACGTTTATTAATCAATTATTTAATTCTACTGATAAACAAATAGAGTATTATCAAAACAGAATAATAAAACTTGAAAACCAGGTAGATAAATATACGAACACGGTGATGTTTAAAGAGGCAACGGAAAAGGAGTTAAAAGAGAAAATTTTCAACCAACAGAAAGAGCTTGACAGCTTGAAAGGAGGATATCCAAAATGATAAAGAATATAGCCATTATTCTATTGCTTAGCATTTGCGTCTTTTTTTACTTCAATCCTAAAACAGTAGAAAAGCAAGTTATCACTAAAGAAGCTCGCGATTTAGCTAATGCTGAAGCTGAGCGAGTAAAGAATAAAATCGATGCAATGGGATTTGAGCATGCAGTACACGATGAAGTAGAGAATATATTTTCAACTTCTAAACAATTAGATGATTCTTCCAAAAGAAAGCTAGATAGCACATTGTTTTTACTAGGAATCAAGGAAAAGCAATTAAAAGAATGGAAGCAATATTCTACTACTTTAGAAGGTAAATTATTAGCAGCTGTTAAAAATGATAGCAGTTATACGTATTCCGATAGGTATGCAAAAATTGAATTTGTTAGACCTAAAGATTCTATTGGTGCCGGCCATTTTAATTTCAAGTATAATGCAGAAATAAATTATGCTGAGTATTCTAAAAGAGATTGGTTTTTAGGTAAGAAACGGCAATATGTAGATTTTTGGATAGCGGATTCGCGAGCTACAATAAATGGAGTCAAAAGAGTGAAGTTCAAACCAAAGGAAGATCGTATAAAATTGGAAATAAATGCGTCCAGCTATTACACTGATCGTCTTAATTTAGGGGCAGACGCAGGATTGACTATTGATCGAACTAGAGTAGGTGCTGGGTACTACTATGATATACAGGATAAAAAGTGGAAACCAGTAGTGAGTTTGAAGTTTAAGCTATTGGATTTGTAAAGGAGTTGATAAAAAACCATTAGAGCACTAAATAATTGTCCTTTCAATGCCCTTCTTATAAGGGCATTTTTGTTTTATGCATAAGATTGAATTAGTCTATAACGAGAAGCATAGAATTTTTTTTGCTCCTGGATCCTGGGATGAACTTACCAAACGGCAATTACTACAATGGTGTGGCGTATTGAGAATGGATTTAACTAGGGGTGAGGCTTTATCACTTGCAGCGTTCATGTTTTACAAGTTACCATCTCATTTATTCACGAAGCTAAATGAGGCGCAGGAAATTCAGCTTAGGCAAACGATGGACTTTCTTACGAAGAACGAGCTGACTAAAAATGTCATTGGGTATATTTTTGTATTCGGAAAGAAGTATCATGGTCCCGCGAATCGATTATCAAATCTATCTATCGCTGAATTTCGACGCACTGAGCTTTATTATGATCTATACCTGAAATCTCAAAAAAAGCAATTTCTCTATTTGTTGGCTGCAACTTTATTTAGACCTTCAGGAAACAACGCTGAAAACGATATCCGATGTAAATTGACAGAAAAAGGCGTAGCTAAAAGAGCGACATTATTTTCTTGGTCACTGCATCCAAATACGTTGATGGCCGTAAAACTATTCTATGAAGGCTGTCGGGATTATATTATAAAATCTCATCCAAAGATTTACAGGAAGTCATGCGAAAATAATGCGATTATTAAGCCTAAAGATTCTGTTGTTAATGATATGGAAGATCATATATTGACCTATTCAGGCGGTAAGCTCGGCAATTTCAACGAGACCAGCGAAACGAATCTATATGTATTCCTGAAGCATATGATTCATCGAATTGAAGAATATGAACGAATAAATACCAAAAGATAGTATGAACGAGAAAAACGATTTGAAATCTTTGGTCCCCCAAAAACTGGTTGATGATTGGGCTTTAATAGCCATTGATAAATTCCAGCAATCGTTGATGAAAAAGAATATAGGGATTACTGGTGAATTGTTCAATTCATTCAAGCGTCAGTTGTTGTTATCCGGTGGAGATGTGGGCGCTGTGATTATTAAATTTTTGATGTACGGACGGTTTCGTGATATGGGAGTAGGGAATGGCGTAAAGGCTTATGAACGGCAAACAAACAAAGCTAATCTGATTGCGGCAAAACGCTATGGTGCCGACGTTTCCTACACAAGTAGGCAACCGAAACGATGGTACAACAAGGTTCGGATGGCTCAAACCTATAAATTACAGGAGCTTCTTAGTTCGGAAATGGGGGATAATATTCGTGAATGGATTGCCGCTGAGTTTTCCGGAGAAATTAGAATTAACACCTAGGATGTCCTTTCCGCGGTGATGTTTTGAATGCATTTTTGAATATGACACCTGATGCACTATTTGATTACTTGGAAAGAAAAGCGGTTGAAAGCGATAAAATCCCCCATGATCCGGAGAATGGGAAAGTAGCATTCTTTGCAATTGATAATCCGTATGATTTTGAAGAATTTGATAATGCAATTCGGAATACTCTCATTTTTCCTGCAATGTTAGCGGAGCAAAATGATGGCTTATTAAAAGACAATACTTCAAACAATTATACCAATTCATTGAGATCAAGTTTTATGATATTGGATAAAAGAAGCGATTCGGAAAGAATTAGGAATGTTCGTTCAAGATGTTTCCAAATAGGATTGGATTTACTTACCTCCATACGGCTGGATCAACCAATGGGAATTATTACAGGCAAGCGTGTTCATTTCAAAATTGATTTAGCATATGTTCCAGTTGGTCCTATTAACACGGATTATTATGGTTACCAATTTGAAATTGAGTTTATTGTGAATTTCAATTTTTAGTCCGATGGCAATAACTATCCTTAAACAACCCAAAAGCATTGTATGGAGTAAAAACCCTGTAGTATTTGAATTCTCTACAAATAACCGGTATAGTCAAGTAGGCAGTATTTACATCGGCGAAATGGATTTTGATCAAGCCGTGGCCACAGAAGATTATACTTTTACCTTGACATGGAAAGGGCTTTCGTATGTGTTCACCTTCAAAGAGGAACCTAATGATTCAGGTCTTCAATTACCGACCATCCTTCCTGATAACAATCTAGATGAATGGAAAAGGGCAATTGCGGATGCGTTGAATTCCTTTTACTTGTTGTATGAAGATTTTGATATAAGATATGAGAATGACAAAATAAAAATTATCTCGAGGACAATGCAGCAATCTATGAATTTAACCTTGTCAGCATATTCTGCAGGGGTCGAGATATCATTAAATAGCATTCAAGCGGCTTCAGACCAAATTGCAAGGGATAATTTTGCAATTTTTATGGAAATATGCTTTCAAAACGAAGCTGGCCAATATGAATCGTTTACTCGATCTGTAATAGAAGTTGATGGGGAGAATAAGGCTATTTGGGATATTCAGGAATATTTAACGGCTGGATTGTTACAGCATTCGGAACCTAGACCTCACTTTGACTTGAACACAGTATGGAAAGAGAAAATCTCCGCTAGAAATTTCTATTTAAGGTTTGCAGAGATGTACGGATATCCTCAACAGATGAAGGCCCTTGAAACGTCTGATTATTTTACTGCTTTGTTGGGGGGAGTTGATTTAGATCACGTCGAATCATACGCTTTGCCTGATTACTTAAAAGATGATGTGGTAAATAAATGGGTTACAGGGTCAGAGAAGAAATCAATCCATTCCAATCAAAAAGATTATGCATGTATTGTCAACTTGAATGAGGATATACAGGATGTTAAATTACATATTGATCTATATTATCCGGATCAAAAGTTGGTGAAGGAAAGTTTGACTATTGGGGCCTGGGATAAAAACCAAAAACTGCATATTCCGATCGGCGTAGATGAATTATCAGCGTTATTGAATAAGGATATCGCAGTCCCGGATTCGATTTATTTAACGCTTCGAAAAGGCGACAGTTTGATTAGCAATTCAATAGAGTACATTATCATCAATAAACATTATCCATATGCAAAAACTCTCATGTTTCTGAATTCGCTTGGATGCTTCGAGAGCTTATACACTTATGGTCGATCTGAATTAAGCTATTCTATAGATAAGAATGAAAAGACATTTGAACAAAAGATTGAACGCCATATCTCGGAAGGTTCTATTAAAGAAATCGATATACAACTTAGAGATGAGATAAAAATTAATTCAGGATATCGATCCAAGGAAGATATCATGAAATTCAGAGATTTTATTTTGTCGAAATCAAAATTCATTCTACATAACGGAACTTTTAAGCCAGTTATCTTAGAGAGCAACAGCATAAACGAATTCCAAGATGGCAACTATTTATATGCTATCAGTTTTACCATCAAATTTTCGAACGAACAGATCTTATATAGTAATTAATGGCACTAAGTTTTGCGATAAAATTCAAAGGTGTATTCCTGGATCTTGAAGAGGATAGCTTTATGACGGTTGATTGGTTTTCAACCTTATTTAATGAAGCGGAGATTTTTAGAGGAAGTTATTCTTATGCTGTTAAATTAAAACTTAGCGAAAAAAATAAAGGCGTTTTAAGAATGCCTCATTTGATTGAGAATAGGACTTCCCGAGTAAAATATCAAGTTACTATTTTACTCTTTGGACAAACCTGGAAAAATGCGTTGTTGGAAGTAGAATTGGTTCAGGACTATATTTCAGGGAATTTACTGATTGATAACTCTATTATTGCTGAAATACTTAGGGAAACAACCATTCCAGATTTGTTCAGCTCGATAGATTCCAACGGCGTGAAGATATTTGAAACTATAGAGATTGGGAATTCATTTCTTGAACGTTGGGACTATATTAATGATACTGTAAACGGTGAATACCCCTTTGTTTTCCCACCCTTTAAGAACTTCGGATGGGACGGGGACTTCGGGCACGGTGCAGATAGGATGATTAACCCATACACAGTAGGCTTCAACCAGTACGCTTTGCTCACGCCTTCGAATTTATTTAGCCCAATGTTTTTTTTGCATTGGTTAATTCTCAACATATGCGATAAGGTAGGATTCAAAGCTATTGGTAGCTTCTTTGAAGACGAAGAAATGTCTCGCTGGGTTGTATTTAATAATTCTTATTATACGGGTAATGAAATTCTAAACCCGGGATTCAAAATTATTCCAAGTAGGCATTTCCCTAATATGACGGTTGGTGATTTCTTTAAAGTATTGAGGAACGACTTTAAAATACCGATCTATTTTGATTCATTAAAAAAGACCGTTACTATTGAATTGCCACAAATTTATTTAGAGAACAATGATGTTGTCGAACTGGGGGATAACACAATATTGAACTCTCCTAAGATTAGAGGGGGAGAACTGAAGAAATTTATCATTCATAGATCAAAATCTCAAGTGGATGGTGTTCATCAATATTTTGATTCAGTAGATTCTTTGAGTTTAGGATCCAGTGAAGCATCGACTAAAGTTGAACTGAGCATCAGCTCTACAAAAATGGGGCGATATTATGTGGATAGGTTTAATGAAATTACTTTTCGCACGCCGATTACTGATCATTTAGCAAATGTATATGATGAAGCATTGATTGAGTTGAATGCATTTAATAAAGAGGGAGAATTTAACAAAAATGATTTTTCATTTATGATTTTATCGTATAGGGGATTTGTACAGTGCATTCAGGGTGAACCATTATTGAAAATGCCTTTTGCAACTTCAGATAATCGAGATGCCTTGAATGAAGAACATCATGACTGGATAAGCACTGATCCAATGATAGAAAATGGATGGATAAGGAAATCGTGTCAACCTTTTTATCAAATGCTAAGTTTGGCAGAGGAAGTAGAATTTGATACATTATTACCAATTCAAAAATTTTTAACAATCAACCCGTTATCAAAAATTCGTTTCCGAACAAAGAACGGTTCAATTTCTACGTTAGTCTTGGATAAAATAACCTTTGAACCCTCTAATAGAAACTCATTAATTTATAGCAAGGTAAAGGCGTTTACTATAAATAGATCTCAACTGCTATTCGGTGTAGATCTTCAGTTTAAAGTAGAGACTAAGACAAATATACCGGCGGCGATTTACGCATTTGCCAGATTTCATCGAACCAGAGTGGAGGAAGGAAATCCGAACGGAATAGATATCTATGCAAATTTAGTTATTGAATTCTTTAACGATAAATATAAAGTAGTCCCGAAAATGGTTTCTAACCTGGAAATAAAGGTTGAAATACATAGAGATATTAGAACTTCACAAAGCGAAAGTACCTTAATCTTTGAAAGAAGCTATATTACGGGTTCTAATGTTTATGATTTCCTATCGGATGAAGAGTTTATAATATCTAGCACTACTGTAGGAGGCGCATTTACTTCTGCTATAGTTATGATTGATCCTGAATCTAAAGCTTATATTCCTGTAAATTAGTGTCTTTTCATAGTACGATTGCACTTTAGATATTTGGCTATGCAATTAAAAGAAGATATCAGTCGAATAGGAAAACTTATTTCCTCGGTAAATGAACTCGTAAGAATGGGATTGCTACAAGAATTTACTAATGAGCCGATAATTTATGTACATCCTGCCTGTCTACAAACGATGGATAAAAAGTATATGACGAATTGGTGCAGAAATATATTGCGGGTTTGGAGCTTAAATTATGCAGCAAAAAAAATGGAAATGGAAAGCAGTTTAGAACCAGGAGAAACTCTAACGATTGAACTGAGTGTATACTCTCGGGAGAACGCAGATTTTATATGTAGGTACTCTGAAAAAAGAGGTTTGATTTATTCTTAATTTTTAGGTTATAGTTGGTTATGTGATTAGCCCCTGATGTGAATCGGGGGCTTTTTTATGTCCTTTCTGAGGCTGATTTGTTCGAGCAAATTTGTTTCATGGCGAAAAGTAGAACAGATACAGAAAGCGTATTAAAGCTTGTAATTGACGGTAAACAGGCTAACAATTCAGTCAAGGAATTGAAGGATACTTATATCAAGCTCAATACTGAGTTAAACAACATGAAGAAAACGGTCAATCCGAAAGCGTATGCTGAGAAGGTTGCCAACGTCCGAAAAGTTGAACAAGCTTGGAAAGATGCTCGTGAAGAGATTAAAGGCACAACTAAAGAAGCTGTAGGATTCAAGGATCAGTTGAAAGACTTAGCTAAAAGTGCTGCCGGAGGATTATTTGGAGCCGGAGCAATTTACGGGCTAATCAATGGCGCTAAAACCATGATACAGAAGAATGCTGAGCTATCTGATTCTTTTGCAGGGGTAATGAAAACGACTGGTTTAGGTGAGGAAGCTGTAGATCGCTTGAATGAGAAGTTTAAGCTGATGGATACAAGAACGGCCAACACTAAATTATTGGAGCTAGCTCAAGTAGCAGGGAAGCTTGGTTATTCAGCGGAAAAGGATGTAGAAGGCTTCGTTCGTGCAGCAGATAAGATTGGTGTCGCTTTGGGGGAAGATTTAGGAGGCGTAGAAGAATCTGTAAATAGCCTAGGAAAGCTCGTTAATATCTTTAAAATATCGGATCAGTTTGAGCTTGAAGAATCTCTATTAAAAGTTGGATCTGCAATTAATACGCTAGGTGCCTCGGGTACAGCGAATGAAAAGAACCTGATTGATTTTTCGCAACGGTTGGCGGGTGTTGCCCCTGCAGCAAATATATCACTTCCTACCGTATTGGCCTACGGAGCTGTCATGGATGAACTCGGGCAATCCATGGAGTCATCTTCAACCGCTATAGGTCAATTTATCGTTGAGTTAGGTGCTGATGTACCCAAATACGCGAAGATTGCCGGAATGTCCATAAAGGATTTTTCTAAACTATTAAAAGAAGATGCAAATGAGGCCTTTTTGAGAGTGTTAGAGCGTTCTAAATCTGCAAACGGGGGATTGGAAGCTTTAGCCCGCAATATGGGCATCCTGGAGATTTCTGGGGCCAGGGGAATAGCAGCATTGGGGTCAATGGCAGATAACATTGGTTTGGTGAGGAGCAGGCTGCAAACTGCTAATGACTCATTTGACGAAGGAACTTCCATACTCAATGAGTTCGATACAGTAAACAACAATCTAGCTGCAAACTTAGAAAAGCTTTGGAACAAATTAAATCAGCTTTGGGAAAATAGTTCAGTGAGATCGGCGCTCACCAGTTTGACAAGTGCGACGATTTCTTTCGTCGATTGGTTGTTTGTTGCTGATAATACCGTCGAGAATTTAAATAAATCATATCAGAAACATAAAGAATATACTCAAGCTTTGGAGACTCAGACCGATAGCTTGACAAAGAGATATATAGAATTAACAGCTAAAAGTTCGTTAAATAAAGATGAGCAAGAAGATTTACGAAAAGTTATAGACCAAATTGCTGCAATACTTCCTATGGCAGTCAGCGAGTGGGGCGAATATGGAGACGCATTGGATATCAATATAGATAAGGTTAGGTCATTAACAAAAGCACAAAGAACTTTATTCGAAGCGAGAGAAAGCGGAAATATCCGTGATATGCAAAATCAATTCCGAAGTTCAAAACAGATGGCAAAGATTTGGCAAGATCAAGCTCTTGAAGCTCAAAAAAACATAGAAACGGGAAATCTTAGTCGGATGTCTAAATGGTTCGGTCTTGACGAGAAGGATATGAAGGTAGGTTTGAAACAATCTACTCTAGAGATGGGTAAAGCGTATGACGCTGCGAAATCTTTGCGTGATGTTTATCATCAAGAATTAACGAGAGAACAGCAAGCTGTAATTGATCATTTCGATGGGATTGCGAAATCAGCTGAGAAAGCAAATAAAAAAGTCGATGAGAATGCAGGCAAAGAGACAGGCACACCCAGCAAAACGAAGAAATCCGGGGGGGCTGGAAAATCTGATTCCGATAGGAAAAAAGAAGAACTAAAACGAAAAGAAGATCAGGCGAAAAAGCATTTTGAACAATTATTAAAAGATGAAGCTCTATTTGCTGTTCAAAAAGAAATCAATCAAAAGGAGAAAAATGATAGAGAGATTGCGCAATTACAGCAAGATTATCAGGTTAAAATAGACAAGTTTAAGGATTTCCTAACTATGGAAGGGGCATTGGAGAAGGAAAAGGAAAACGCTAAAGTTAAAATTGCCGACTTAGAAAAGCAACGGGATAATGACGTGTCTCAATTAAAATTAAATCATGAAAAGGAATTTGTAAAGAATATCCAGGATATACGCACGGATTTAGCTAATAAGCTGGAATCCGAATATGTACGCGAGAAAGCCATCATAAATAAAAAATATGACGAGCAAATTAAAATAGTAGGATCGAATGAAAATCAGGTCGCGGACATTGAACTAGCGAGGGCAGCCGCATTGACTGATGCAAAAATTAGGGAAGAAGAGCGACTTGCGAAAGTGAAGGAACAACTGGAAAATGAATCTGAAGCTTTTGCTACCGATAAATGGCAATCTAAGATTAACCAGGTCAAACGTAAATATGATGAAGAAATAGCCTTACTAAAGGAAAAGAACAGTAAGGAAATCCAGGAGTCGGAAGCTTTTAAGGAAGTTCTTAAAGCGTATGAGACCAATAAGGAAAACGAAATCCTAGAAATTAAGAGGCAAAAGCACGAGGAACAGAAAGATCTTGCTATAGGTGTGGCGCAAAGTATTTCTGACGCTGTTTTCTCCATTATATCTAATAATATTCAAGCGGAATCTGACGCAAGGATATCAGCCATTGAAAAACAACGAGAAAGGGAATTAGCGAATAAAAATCTTAGTGAGAAACAAAAACAGGCGATTCAGGAAAAATATGATAAGCAAATTGCGACTGAAAAACTAAGAGCCTGGAAAGCTCAGAAAAAAGCCGATATTCTTCAAGCTACTATAAACACCGCTTTGGCCGTAACGAAAGCTTTGCCGAACTGGATTCTAGCGGCCGCTGCAGGCGTAGCCGGTGCTGCTCAAATCGCAGTTATTGCCGCTCAGAAACCTCCGCAATTTGCTAGAGGTGGTTTTATTCCGAAAGGTAGTTCACATGCTCAGGGTGGGATCAATTTAATCGATTCCCGGACAGGTTCTGTTGTCGGTAATGTTGAAGGCGATGAGCCAATTCTATCTAAATCGACCTACAATAATAATCGTCAAATTGTTGATGCTTTACTCTATAGCTCGCAAAGAATGAACGGATCAAGAATCCAGTTGAGATCGGATTTAATTTCCGCGGAGCAAACGGTCAGAGCCAATTCAAATAGTGAAGCTCCGGTTGTCAATGTGAATAGTCCAGGAACGGATAATTCTGAAGTAATTGCTTTATTGAAACAACTAGTTGACAAAAAAGAAAAACCTAATAAAGTGGTTCTCAGCAATAGATTGTTACAGGAGTTTAATGATGAAGTGATCCAGTTGGAAAATAGGGTAAATGGCTAATATGTCCTTTCTCTCTGATTCTTTTAAAGTGAAATTTGGGTTAAAATCTTAACAACATGAATGAATATCCGACAGTAGGAATGCAAACCGGTATTTTGGATATCCTGATTAAACAAGGCGATACAAGTGAAACGGTTTTGTCTTTTCGCGATGATCTTAACAATCCGATGAGTTTATCAGGATACACTATTAAGATGGATATCAAAGTGTCTGAAAATGTCAAAAGCCCGGCTGTGGTTTCGAAAACCATTGGCAATGGTCTTTCAGTTTCCGGACATGTATTAACCATCAATTTTGGCGATGAAACTTTAGATTTTGGATTGGAGGTATATTTCTATGATATCCTATTCATCTCTGGTACCAAGAAGAACAGATGGGTTAGCGGTAAACTATTAATTGATAAAAGCGTTACGAAATGAACAGCAATATAAATATTACGGTATATAATAGTAAAGTAGCACAAGACGCTGCCGAACGAGCGGAACTTGCAGCAAAGAAAACAGAAAATGCAACGGACAACCTTATTGATCCGACGCCGCCAGGTACACAGGCGACCCCTGCCGTTATTCCGAATGGTCCGGAAGGAAGGAAAGGTAAGTTTGAACCCGAGCCGGGATTTTATCAAGGATTCGCTGAAGTAACCGAGGATCGGAGATGGTATTTCTATTGGAGCGGCTATGCTTGGACTTTAAAAGATATGGGAGCTTTGCCGATGCAGCCGGTTTCGGACGAGGTAGTAAAAGGGGGTGCCGATGCAACCTCGCAAGACGCTGTTTTCACACACGTTGACCTTAACACGATTAATCCAAATGAGTATAACAACTACTTAGTTCCTAGGAACCAGGTAAACACAAATTTTTCGAAGTACATAAAAAACATTTGGTTAAAAGGCAGGAAGAATCAGGACATCAATTCTGAAAGATTTCGGATAAACTATTTTTCTTACAAAACGTATTTTGCATCAGGGATAAGTATTCAGATTTCTGTTCTGAACGGAAGTACTTGGAATGTAGTATCAGACTTCAATTTTCCAATTGATTCTACTAATCCATGGGTTGAGGATAAGATATTAGTAAGCAAAGGGGCATCTAATTCTTACCAATACCTTTACATACAGCTTGGAATTGAACCTGAGGGGAATATTCCATTGATAGAGTACAATAACTTGCAAATAAAGAAGCAAGCTAATTTTTTTCAGCCGGCTATTGATACTCTAAAGTTTGATTCTGGGAAATATCTTACAGTAGGCAAAGGGCAAATGTTCCCGCATGTTCAAGCTGCAATCGACTTTGTGGATTATGATGACGTAGATAACAGGGTAAATATAATTGTCTACCCGGGAGTGTATCCGTACTTCAACACTTATAAGAATAAGGATAGAAAGCGGTTTATGAACTTTATTGCTCTTAATAAGAAAGAGTGTATCATTAAAGACGATAGCGGTCAATATCTAAGGTCAGCCGGACAAATGTGGTTTGATGGGGTATGCGAAAATCTATCATTTATTGCTACTCACACAGCAGAAGCAACGCCTGCGGAACCCAGCAGTGGAAAATCTTATGGGCTTCATATGGACTATGGCGCAAATAACGCAGTATTCAGAAACTGTTCTTTTTATTCCGAGCAAGCTTCGGCGGTAGGTATCGGCACTTTCCAAGATGACTACATCGAGTTTGATAACTGCGAAATGATAAGCAATATTCCACTAGAATACTTCCCTTACGCCTACTTACCTCACTATGGCGGTATGTTCATCCATTCGGCTATTGGCAGTAATGTCACTAACCAAAACATAGTAATGAAGAACTGTTATGTTAAGGGTAGCGGAGATAATGCAGCATTCCTTACTTGTGTGTCTGAACAGTGGGATTTTTCCCCTCATATCAGAGGTTTGTTCATTGGGAATACATTTGCTAATAGGGACAACCAGGCTAATCTAAGAATGGAATTTAACTTAGATGTAAGATCCAACAGTAATAACAATACGAATTTAAATATGGTAGCATCGTCGCCGCTAAGCTAAAGTTAATTGCCCCTATCTAGGTGGGGGCTTAAAAAAGATTGTTTTTAAAACAAACTATCGAAATTACTCATCAACACCGCTTTCCTTTTGTCGGCCATTTTGATATAAATCTCAGTTATTTTAGTGGAACTGTGGCCCATAAGGTCACTGAGAGTTTTTATATCACCGCCTAGCTCAATAAATATGGTTCCAAAAGTATCCCTAGCGCAATGGTAAGTAAGATTTTTTTCGATCTGTCCATAGGCAGCGATAATTTTTAATGATCTGTTGATAAATTGGTCGGTCGATTTTTCAAATAATAATCCGTCTCGATCTTTGATGAGTTTAAGTGCGGCTTGGGGTAAAGGCAATTGCACTATTTTCCCATATTTCAATCCTTTTTTTGGTTTAAAAATCAATTTCCCACTTTTAATATTGTCGGTCTCTACTCGATGGGTGTCAGATATTCGAATCCCTGTTAAGCAAGAAAATAAAAATCTTCTCAAGACTTCATGATGGGAATCTTGAAGCTTTTTTGAGTCGTAAATCTCCATTAGCTTTCGAAGTTCATCCTGAGTTAATGGTTCTCTATTCCCATCCACATATTTGAATTTGAACTTAGCATACGGATTAGTTTCCAGCAATTCTTTTTCTATCGCTTTGTTCAAGTAGTTCTTAATATCCTTATGATACCCGGCGATAGTATTGTTCGATTTACCAAGTCGGTGATAGTAGCCGTCCATTTCTGCGATTCTATCTAGAGTAATTTCTTCTATACCAATAGTTTCTTTTTTAAAATATTCTACCAGTCTGTTAATTGACGATCTATGTCTGCGGAATGTTTCGTAACTAATGATGTTATTTCTGTGAAGTCTCCTCATTTCCGTATGAGCAAAGAAAACGAAATCTGTAAACGGTGTAAATCTGTCTAAACTGTCTATGAGATGTTGTAAAGGCGTCTCTTTCTTTGAAACAAAAGCTTTCATTCTAATCTGATGAATAACGGATTTATACTGAGCAATTTTCAAGTTATGAGAATGGAAGTCCGGATCTGACGGATATCTAGGCATTACAACCTCGTTCACCTTATCAAATCTATCTTTCGGCCATTTGATGCCCGTGTAGTAGTCCTTTTTTATTTTTCCTTGAAAGAATCTTAAATAGATTTTGACTAATCCATCTGCTAGAATTCGGCTGTCCTGGACAACGTAAAAGCGTATTTCTTGTGACGTATTCAT